GATCCGCAAGAGCCGATGAGTGAATGGGCGGATGAGTATCGTTTGCTTGGTCAAACTTATGCGGCCGAGCCTGGTAGATGGCGCACCAATCGCACACCGTATTTGCGTGAGATCATGGATGCGTTTTCGCCATCATCGCGTTGTGAATTTGTTACGATTATGAAAGGCGCACAGCTTGGATTTACTGAGGCATTAACCAACATGATCGGCTACATTATCCACCGCGCACCAGCGCCGGCAATGATGGTGCAGCCAACTCAGAACTTAGCAAAACGATATTCAAAACAACGCTTAGCAACGATGATCCAAGACATGCCAGTGCTTCGTGGATTGGTGGCAGATCCACGCGCAAGGGATAGCGGCAACACCACCACCTCAAAAGCATTTGACGGCGGTGTGTTGTTTATTGCTGGTGCAAATAGTGCGGCGGATCTAAGATCGGTACCGGTGCGATATTTACTACTCGATGAGGTTGATGCCTATCCGTATGACTTGGACGGTGAGGGCGATCCGATTGAGTTGGCCGTAAACAGAACAAAAACCTTTGCACGGCGCAAGGTTTTAATCGGATCAACACCAACGGTGAAAGATGTGAGCCGTGTTGAGCGTGAGTTTTTAAAAGGTGATCAGCGCAAGTATCATGTGGCATGTCCGCATTGCGATGGAATGCAAGAGTTGTATTGGCAAAACATCAAATGGAGCAAGGACGCAAACAAAGTACCGCGTCCGGAAACTGCTGTGTATATGTGCGAGCATTGCGCCGGAGTTATTACAGAAAGTGATAAACTTGAGATGTTGCAACACGGTAAATGGGTAGCCACCAAGCCGGATAATAATTACCGAGATACTCGCCGATCGTATCACATATCATCGCTTTATTCACCGTGGGAAAGTTGGGCAAACTTGGTACAAAAATGGCTTGATGCACAGCAAGATCCACACCTTTTAAAAACATTCATTAACACGGCATTGGGCGAGTGTTGGGATGAGGAAACCAACCGCGTGGACATGAACGATTTACGCAAAAAAGCAGAAGAATACCCATTGCGCCAATTACCAAATGGTGCGCTTATTGCCACTTGCGGTGTGGACGTGCAGGACAACAGACTCGAAGCGGTGATTTGGGCATTTGGTAAAGATGGGCAGGAAAGCTGGGTGATTGATTATCAAGTATTTTTTGGTGATCCGGCATCGCCTAAACTTTGGGCAGAGCTGGACGAATGGTTGTTGCAAGAGTTGGATCACGAATCCGGCTCGAGTGTGAATCTATCCGCAGTGGCGATTGACACCGGCGGACACCACACACAGATGGTGTATGATTTTTGCCGACTTAGAAAGCACCGTCATGTGATTGCCATCAAAGGACAATCGACTCGCAACCGACCGGTGATCGGACGGCCAACCAATCAAGACATTTCCATTGGCGGTAAAACCATTCGCGGTGGTGTGCAATTATGGCCGGTGGGATCGGACACTGCAAAGAGCGTTTGGTACGGTCGATTCGGTATTGAAAGTGGCGCAGGGCGTGTGCATTTTTCTACCGAGTTAGACGATGAGTTTTATGCGCAACTCACGGCTGAGAAATTAGTCACGCGTTATCACAAAGGCCATCCACGTACTGAGTGGGTCAAGCCATCGCATCGGCGCAACGAGGTACTGGATTGCTCGGTGTATGCGTTGGCGGCGGCATACCATTTGGGCATGAACAAGTGGAGTCAGAAAGATTGGCAACGATTAGAGGATATTGTTGAGCCTTTTATTAAAGATTTATTTGATTCTAAGCCTGATAAAGTTAAAACTGAGTCAAGAAAAGACGAAAAAAACATTAATATCCAACCAAAAGTTACACAAACACAGCGCCCATTAAGACCGAGAAATAAGAAATCCGGTGGTTTTGCAGCGCGTTGGTAAATTAGTTTTAAATTGGGGTTGACATTTGAAAAAATGTTACGACACTAACACCTAGATATAGTAGTTTTATATTTCAAAAACACTAGATATAGGGATTTATGGCCAATTTATTTGACTCTACAAACTACCCAACCACTGAGCCGAGCGATATTATTGCCGGTGATCGTATCGCTTGGAAGCGTAGCGATTTGGATAGTGATTATCCAATAGCTTCTTATTCATTAAAATATTCAGCGCGTTTAGAAAACGCCGGCTCAACTGAGATTGAGATCACTGCAACAGAAAGCGGCAGTGATTACATCGTGGAAGTTGGCCAATCAACAACAGCAGCCTACACCGCAGGTGTTTATCACTGGCAAGCGTACATTATTCGTACCTCAGACTCAGAGCGTATCACTGTTGACAGTGGCACTTGGGAAGTCAAAGCCAACCGTGATGCTGCCACAACCGATCCTAGAAATCACGTCAAAAAGGTATTGGACTCCATCGAGGCCACCATTGAGGGCAGAGCTTCAAAGGATCAAGAGTCGTATTCTATTGCTGGTCGCTCATTAGGGCGCACGCCGATTGCTGATTTGATTTTATTACGTGATAAATACCGTACTGAATACGTGCGCGAGCAACGAGCAGAGCGTGTTGCTAATGGTTTAGGCCACAGTGGCATTATTAAAACAAGGTTTTAAGTATGAATTTTTTATCCATTTTTAGAAAACACAAAAAAGCCGTTGCCAAACGTGCGTATTCCGGTGCAAAGATTGATCGTTTAACGTCAAGCTGGACGACTACATCGCAAAATATTAACAAAGATTTGCAATCCGGTGGCAAGGTATTGCGCGTTCGAGCGCGTGATTTGAGTATCAACAATGATTATGCGCGTAAGTATTTGCAGATGTGCGTGTCAAATGTGGTGGGTGCAAAGGGTATGGTTTTGCAGGTTAAATCCAAAACCGCTAAAGGCAAACTCAATCAAAAGCACAATCGAATTGTCGAACAAGCCTGGACAAAATGGTCAAAGGCCAATAATTGTGCATGGGATGGTCGTTTGTCATTTGTGGAAATGCAACGCTTATTTATTGAAACCGCTGCACGCGATGGCGAAGTGTTAATCCGCATGGTGCGTGATGATTCGCAGTTTGGTTTTAAATTGCAATTTTTAGACTCTAATCGTTTGGATGAAAACCTAAATAAAAAACTAAACAACGGCAATATCGTTCGCATGGGTATTGAGTTTGATACCACTGGCCGTGCGGTAGCGTATCACTTATTGGTTAATCTTGAAAATGAAGCCACCGCCGGTGCAAGGTATGAGCGCATTGATGCGGACAATATCATTCACGCCTTTATGGGTGAACGCCCAGAGCAAATTCGCGGTGCAACGTGGATGGCCAGTGCCATGAGTAGGCTCAATATGTTGGGTGCTTATGAAGAAGCCGAGCTGGTTGCAGCAAGAATTGGCGCATCTAAGATGGGTTTTTACACCTCAGAAGCCGGTGATTCGTTCATTGGTGATAGTGAAGATGATCAAGGTTATTTGTTAGATTCAGCCGAGCCGGGTGTGTTTTCACAACTACCGGCCGGTACCAACTTTACTACTTTTGATCCTACCCATCCAACCAGTGCATTTAAAGATTTTAACAAAGCAATTTTGCGCGGTATTTCAAGTGGTTTGGGCGTGGCGTATAACTCACTCGCGAGTGATCTCGAGGGCGTTAGCTTTTCAAGTATTCGATCCGGCACCATTGAAGAACGCGACCAATGGCGTGTGAAACAAAACTGGATGATTCAGCATTTTATGGATCGTGTTTATGAGCAGTGGTTAAGTATGCAATTGCTGAATGGATCGCTGGGTTTACCCATGACTGATTTTGATAAATTAACACAGATCAGATGGCAACCAAAGGCGTGGACTTGGGTTGATCCACTCAAAGACATCAAAGCGTCAACTGAGGCAATTAATGCTGGTATTAAAACCGCCAGTGAAGTGGTGGCAGAGCAAGGTGGTGATATAGAGGATGTATATGACCAACTCGCTTATGAGCAACAATTAGCCAAAGACAAAGGTTTGAATTTAAGTATTAACAATGAGGTAAAAGCCAATGAAACAAATCAAAACGGGTAATTTAACTCGTTCATTTAATTTAGATCGAGCGGCGATTGATGAAGAAGCACGCACGGTAGCATTATCGTTTTCAAGCGAAGCACCTGTCGAAAGATTTTTTGGAATGGAAGTGTTAGATCACTCGCCAGAAAGTGTCGATTTGGGGCGTTTGAGAAATAAAGCACCGCTTCTATTAAATCATGATCCTGATGATCAAATAGGGGTAATTGAGTCGGCAGATATTAATAACGGCAGAGGCGAAGCCATTGTCCGTTTTTCAAAATCAGCTCATGCTCAAGAGATATTTCAAGATGTAATTGATGGAATCCGTACCGGTATTTCCGTTGGTTATCGTATTTTGGAAATGAAATTAGAGGAAAGCAAAGAGGACTTGGATACATATCGAGCCATGCTTTGGCAACCTTTTGAAATTTCCAGTGTACCGATTCCAGCTGATGCAGGCGTGGGTGTTGGTCGTTCAGATGTTCAGGGCGACAACTTAACAACAATTACTAATTTAAAAACTAATAAAAAGGAAAGAAAAATGGAAAAAAATGATAACACACCAAGCATCGATGCAGCAACAGTTGCACGCGATGCAGTAGCGGCGGATCGCGCACGCTCACAAGAGATTGATGCCATTGTGGCAAAGCACCCTGAACTTAAAGAAGTTGGTGCGCAATTTAAAGGCAATGATCGCTCTATGGATGAATTTCGTGGCGTAGCATTGGATTCAATCACTAAAAATCAACCTAAAACAGCGGCGATTGAAGATACTAAAATCGGCATGAGCGACAAAGAAGCAGACAGCTTCTCAATCGTACGTGCGGTGAATGCTTTGGTTACTGGCAATTGGAACGATGCAGGCTTTGAACGTGAAGCTTCTGATTCTATGGCTGGTAAATTAGGCAAACGCGCACAAGGTTTTTACATTCCAACTGACGTATTAATGCGTGATTTGAACGTAACAACTTCAACAGCAGGTGGCCACACGGTTTCTACTGATTTATTATCAGGTTCGTTCATCGATATGC